GAAATATCCAAGAAAACATTTCCAGCCATTAAATCCCCCTCAAGTTTCATTGTTATCATCCTGTATAAGTATTATTGTCATTACTATTAACAGAACATATTAAAGTTCTCCATTTCTTTCTCCCTCCAAATAATTTAATCCCCTCAATAGTATAATATTGAGTATCTCCCATTACTGCATTATTTAATATTGGAAATGCTACTCTATGTAAATTTGCTGAAATATCAGAATTACCTTCATCTCTAATTGTAAATTCTATATATGTGATCCCTGAAACTCTATTTTCATTTTCTTCTGAACCTCCATCTTTCCAATCAACTTTTGCGTATTCAATTTTAATATTTTCAAAAACTGTAGAAGCTCCTCCCATTGTATCCCTTGTAGGATAACCTTTTTGAATAATTATTTGAGTATCTAAATCTCCAATAGTAATCATATTTTTATGTAATTATTATATGAAATTCCAAAGTTTCTAATTCTGTATCTGTCTAAAATATAAGTTGCAGTCATTGGAATCGTTCCAACCGAACGACCAACAATTGCTTCCTGTCTATTCTCATACCATTGACCTACTAAAATTAGTATTGCCTGTTTTAATAATTTATTTACATCACTTGTAGCAGTATAACCTGAAGTATATATTATTTGTATTGCGTCAATTCTATTTGCCAAAGTTGGATAATCTTTCCCAACTTCTAAACCAATTCTAGCTGGTGAGTGAATAGCATCTAAAACATATTCTGTCGTTGGCCAAAGTGTTAAAACATTATCGGAGTTATAGTAGTTAATTGATGTGATACTTATTGCAGCTGAATTCTGAACAGGTGATTGATATAACTCAAATGTATCTTCCCAACAATCTGCAGTCTGTGTTAAGGTACCTTCCATTATTTGAATATTACAATAACTTTCAGCCATTTTGGTAGCTGCAAAAATTAATGAATCTATATAATCATCGTCATTTGTATTGGAAACTCTCAAATGTTGTTTCGCTTCTACAGTCGTTAAAACTGGGATTACTGAGTCAACTATATATAAACTTCTTGCCATCTTTTTGAGTGTTTTTTTAGACTATTAATTTTTTTTTTAATATTTTTTTATCTTTCGTGTTATATCTAGCGAATCAACGAACTATTAATTTATACATCAATATATCAGTAAATAGGTATCGTTCTTCTAATCAATCCAAAACCATGTTTAAATCGATTTTAATGTTTTAACAATAATTCATTAAATTGGTAGCAATCGGAGGGTAAAATACCCCCCGAAAACTTCCAAATATAAATCTATATATATGTATATTGAAAAGACTCAGCTCTTCTAAATACAGTATCCCAGTAAGACATTATCACAATTCTAACTTGACCATTTAAGGCTAAAGTGTAAGGATCAACTACAACATCTAAAGCAGTTCCAAATTGTCCAATTACACAATCATCCCAGCGTCCAAGCACTAATCCTTGGTCTGGAGCTCCACCAGCAGCTACATCAACATTTCCAGTTGAACGAGCTTCATAACCATCAATTAAATCTTCAGACCAAATAGGTTGTCCGTTAGTGAAACCAGCAGCAGCAGTTCCAGCAGTTGGCTGACCAATTACATTTTTCAATAATGTTCTACCTCCAGGAGTTGTTAAATAAGCAACCCTTCCAAAGTCAGCATTTGAAGTTTCTAAAGCTTCTTGTAAAGCTAAGATTCCAGCATAAGATGCAGCAGCAGCAGCCGTACCAGTACCCGCATTAAATACTCCCTGTGGAGTTGCAGCAGCACCAGCATTTGCACCTAATACAGCAGCTTCTAAAGTTGAAGCAATAGCATTATTCATGTCTTGACGGATAATATTTTCAACAGATGAATTAGTTTGAGCTAATAACATTTTTGAAATATCCATATAAGCATCTAATTGCTTAGGTTGTAAAGTAGTTGAACCAATTGCTGTATCAGCATTTGTTGCAGTAGTAACAGCAGCAGCAGTAGACTCAGCAGTCCATCCAGCTGTAGTTCCTGAAAGTGTTGGAAGTTTCATATCTCCAGAAAGTCCATACATCCAAGTTGCTAAATCTCCTAATACAGTTTTATTTTGTAAAGTTTCAGCCCAAGCTCCAACCTCTGTTGGAATAATACCTGAAGCATTAGAAGTAACTTGAGGATTGTTTCTAGTTTCACCAAAAGCGAAAGTTGGAACTCCTAATCCTGTAATTTTGTTATTTCTTTTTGCTTCCTGGTCATACTCTTTTTCTAATCCTGAAAGGTTACCATTCACCATTCCTTGAATAGCATTTTGAATAGAGTATCTTTTATCAGCTTTTGGAGTAGAAATACTTCCTCCTGAAACTGCAGCTCCAACTCTTAATTCTTTTTCCATTTTTTCACTTCTCTTAATAGAAACATCCAATGCGTCAATATCTGCAATTAGTGTATCTACTTTTTTCCCCTCATTTTTTGTTAATTCCCTTTTAGAAGTTGTTGCAACTGAATGCAAATCTTCCAATTTAGAAACTAAGTCTGAACGAGTTTCTTTCAAATCTAAACTTTTTTTCATTTTATTTTCTTTTTAGTATATTAATTTTAAGTTGTAATAAATCGTTACAATTTTCGTATTCTGACTCTTGCTTCATTTTTGTTTTGTCTTTATATGTCATTCTGCTTCTTTGTGCTATTGATAAGTCATTTGCAGTAGGGTATGCGGGAATTGAAACAGGACTGACATCAAATAACCTAGAAACTTTTTCAATCGTTCTAATCTCTCCTTTGGAGGTTGTATTCCAAGAATCAATTTCTACCTGAAAAGCAAATGAACTTTGCGTTATATCACCTCTTTTCATAGAAACTAATAAATCTCTTCCCGCTGTAGTATCAGGAACATCAAAGGAATATTTTAAACCTCTTTTATCTGTTGATAGTTTTAAAGTACCGCTTGAAGTCCTAGCAAGTAAAAAATTAGGATCGTGATTAAAAAATGCTCTTACATCATTATCTAATACATCATCAAATGCACCCGGATTAATTTTTTCTCTAAATCCTCCAAGGTCTTCACTTAATTCATTAAATACTGCAGCATGTCCTTCAATTATATTTCTTTTCCCTTTTTTAGAAACTCTTGTTTCAACTTTAAAGAATCTTTTTTCAGTTGCATCTTTTTTATCCCAAATATTTCTTTCCTCATCTTCTTCCTCTAAATAACTTTCCTCATCCTCTTCTTCTTCCTCAATTTCATCAATTTCTTCCTCATCTTCTGTTTCCTCCTCATCTAACTCTTCTTCCTCTTCCTCATCTATTTCAAACTCATCTTCATCCTCATCAATATCTTCTTCTAAATCTTCTACTTCTTCTTCCTCAGCTTCCTCAACTTCATCTTCTTCAATTTGTTCTTCAGATTCTTCATTATAAAATTCAACAATAGCTTCATTAATAAATTCAGCCAGTGCTTCCGCATCAATTTCGGTATCTTCTTCTTTGTCATAGATAATTGTAATTTGCTCTTCATCCTCAATTATTTCACTAACTACTCTTCTTTTTTCGTTTTTTATTTTCATAATTCTATTTTTATAATTCTATTTTTATTTCTTCTTCTATACTAACTCCATTAGCAATTTTATCAACTGTAGTCATATTTAATTGCATGAATAAACTATCCCCCTCTTCAACTCTATTCATATTTTCTTTTTGTCTTATTTCATTTATTGAAATTGCTCCTATGTTTAACATTGTTCTATAATATTCCGCTCTGTCTTTTGGGTTCCCCCTTAATAAAGCATTTACATTAAATTCAACAAATAATTTTCCTGTTTCATTTTTCTTAAATAACTTATTTGTCATCTCTTGCTCAATCATTGATAAATAAGGTTGTAAACTATACTGAACAAACTCCCTTGACTGCTCCTGAATATTACTAAAACTAGATTTTGATAAGTCGGCTAACATGTGAGGTGGAACATTAAAAATTCTACAGACTTCCTCAATACTGAATTGTCTGGACGCTAAAAATTGACTGGCCTCATTTGACATTGATATTGAGTTAAATTTTAACCCCTCTTCCAATATTAAAGTTTTATTTGAATCTCCTATTTTAGAGTAATTATTATCAAATGAATTACGAAGTCGATCAACGGCTTCTGTACTTAATGCTCTATCGGTTTCTAAGACACCTGAGACTTTAGCACCGTTAGAAAAGTAGGAATTTCCATAAGCCTCTAAACCTAAACCCCAGGAAATAGAATTAGCACAAGTATCAATTGGGGAAAGTCCTATCATTCCATCTTGCGACATTGTTTTAAAGTGTAACATTTCTTCATACTCGATTGCTGCCCCTGTTTCAGAATTAAAATAATAGTATTTATCTTCGTATTCTCTTATTTCTACATTATCAAAGTCAATAGGATATAAAGCAACTGGTCTTCCTGCTCCATTTCTTTCAATTTTTACATAAGAATTTCCATTTAAACATAAATCAACCATAATTTTCTGTATAAAAGAAAAATAAGTTATGTATTCGTTCGGTTTATTATGTAATAAATTGTAAAGAGGATGATTTGTTCTGTTTATCTTATCTCCATTTTCTTCCCTTTCAATAAGTGAAATTGGTAACTGAGCTACTGACTCAGATAATATTCTTATTGCTGCCCAAACAGCAGAAAAAGTTAAAGCTGTATCGTTATTGACTGGTATTCCACTTCCACCTCCTGTAAGCATACTATTGGGATCAAATGTGAAAGCCCTTTTTTCAGTCTTTTTACTGAATATATTACGGAATAAATCTAGTATTGCCATATATTTTTAAAGAATTAATTGCAAATATAAACATGTTTTTAAAAAAGAAGTGCAACTTTGTTTCATTTTTTGTATTTCCTACTCATAACAGTCCTAAAACTATCGTATGAGGAGTATCTTCTTCTTTTAAAATAAAACTCATATTCTTTTTCTGCTTCCTCATAAGCTTTTACATAAGTTTTTTCTTTCCTACAAAAGTGATGAAACCTTTCTTCAAATCCATCTGGTCTTAATAGTATAAGTATTTCAATAGGTATTGTCATTTCTTTAAATTATAATTAATCCTCTTTCTGAGTAAACTGATTCTCCATCAGTATCATCTGTCATCCATTCTCCAAGAGCCATAACTAAAGCCACTATCCCGTCTACCTTTTCACTACTCTTTGCCTTGTCAATTTTAATGTTTTCAGCGGGGTCTGTCCGTAAGGAAATATTTTGCATCTGCCATCTCAAAACAGGGTTACCTAAGTGATTAATTTCATTTTTTAATACCATTTTCTCTAACTCTTTTGTTGGAGCGGACATACTAGCATATCCCTGACCGAAAGGACTTAAATTAGCTCCATCATCTGTCAAATTAATTACTAACTGACTTGAGTTCCATCTATCAAATGCAATACTCTTTATATTATATTTTCCTCCTAAATCATTTATTTTTTTTCTTATGAAATCATAATCCTGAACATCTCCAGGAGTAGTAATTAAATGCCCCTCCCTTTGCCATTGATTGTAAGGTACTTTGTCTTTCATAGTTCTAGTATAAATAGAATCTTCAGGACAGAAGAAAAAAGGAAGTACTATAAATTTATCCTCAATTGGAAATAATAAAACAAAACTTGATAAATCTCTTGTAGAGGCTAAATCTAATCCTGCCCAACATTCTTTCCCCTCTAGTTGTTTAATATCAAAAGGTTCTTTATTCTCCATCCATTTTTTATCTGTAATCCATTTGGTAACAGATGAAGTCCAGATATTAAGATGAAGTCGTTTAAAAGTATTTTCGTATGAAACTATTTCTGTTGCTTTTTTACTTTCCTTTTCAAAGTAATCTTTTTTAATACTAATTCCATAACAAGGATTTGCTTTCTCCCAAGTTGATTCCAATGTAATATCATCTTCCTCATCAGCCGCATAAATAACAGGTAGGAAAGAATCGTCATCAATAATTTCATCTCTAACTTTCATAGCATAATCGTGAACCTCCCAACAAATATTCCCATCTGTTTTAGAACTTCCTGCAGTTGTAATTGCTAAAATAATCGGCTGACTTCTTGCTCCTGTTGAGGTTACCATGGTATCCCAAAGCTCACGATTTGGCTGAGTGTGTAATTCATCAAAGAGAATTGCATGTGCATTATGCCCGTGTTGTAATTTTGCTTCTGAACTTAAAACTTTATACGAATTTCCTTTTGTGGGATTCATTATTGAGTTTCTAAAAACTTTAGCTCTTTGTGATAATTGAGGACTCATTTCAACCATTGATTTAGCAATATTAAAGATTATACCAGCTTGATTCCTATCACCTGCACAACTAAATACTTCTGCTCCTAATTCAGAATCGGCAAATAAAATATAAAGTGCGATTGCTGCTCCAAGAGTCGATTTGCCGTTTTTACGAGGTATGCAACAATAAATCTGTCTATATTTTCTAAGTCCTGTTTCTTTTTCTTTCCAACCAAACATTGGTCTAATTAAATCTTCTTTTTGCCATTCCTCTAACTTTAATAATTTACCAGTCAAATCTCCTTTGCAATGTCTAACCATTGTTTCAATAAAAGAAACAGCGCGGTCTGCTTCTTTTTCATCAAAGTAATATTTATCTTTTTTAGTCAAAGAAATTATATTCGTTATTTTGTTGTATTAAAGTCGGTTGCTGTATAGATGTCCTTGCAGATGGAGTTAATCCAAATTGAGTTGCTAATTTCAAAGCCCTATCCAAAGCATCATTTGCAATTTTTTGGTAGGGGATTGCTTGAGTATGTTTAATTGTTCCATCTGGATTTTTAAAGACTTGTATTCTACCTTTTTCCCTCAACATCATTTCTGTTTCAATATGTAAAGCCATTGCGTTACAATAAGCCTCTATAAGTCGTAAGTCAATATGATGCAACATGCCTTTACCATGTAATTCAGAACAAACATTATTCCATTCCTCTGAACCTATTTCAGTAAGCCACTCAGGAGCAAAAGGAATTTTAGAAACTAAAGAAACTTGCATTTCATTTTCTAGTACTCTTTCCGCTTTTAAAGTTCCCTGAAGTTTTTTTAACTGCGTCGGTTTCTTTTTTCTTCCTTGTCCCATTTATTCAAATTTTCAATAAATTTATTTTTTCTAATATTTCTTTTAATCCCCTCACTAATTTGTGATGCAATATACATTCCAAAAACCATTCCTAAAAATAAACACATAACAAATTCAATCATAATTTTAATTTTTAAATTTACTCAAAATTCCATAGTACTCAACATCTTCACGAACATATTGGATCCAAAAATTAGTCTTTGTCATATCAAACCAATTATTGTAAAGCATTTTTTTCCTATCTAATTTTTCCATTTTTCTTTCCTCTTCCTTTCTTAATTCTTCCTCTACTTCTTCCTCAGCTCTTTTTCTTTCCTGAGCTCCATACCTATCTCTTTCGTAAATTTTTTTGATTTTATCCTCATTTTCACCTCCTACTAACATTTCAAAGGAATTGTATTCTTTATATTTCATTTTTAAATTAGTGATTTATCTGGAATGTTTAATGTTTCAATAATTGCAAATTCTAATGTTTTACTAGGATTATTATATCCTGTTATTCTACTAATTTTATCATTTAATTCTTTCCATCTTCTATAGGTTTCTTTTGATACCTTTACTTTAATCTCGTAACTATAATCATTGTCTGTTATCATAAATAATACGCTTGTAAGTTTTCTGAATGTAAAATACTATTTTCAATTCCTAATCTATTTTTATAAAATTCCTTTGTACATATAAATTCTTTACTATATATATTTTTAATTCTACTAGGAAGTAGTGATTCTAATTGTTTTTTTGTTCTAAAATACTTGAATTCATTTTTACTATTAAAATATTTTAATTTTAAATCTTCATTTGTAAATTGTATTATTAGTATATTTTTTGCATTTATAGTTTCAAATAATTCGATCACTTGATAGTCATTTAAGTAATGTAAAACATATCGTAAAATTACTAAATCGTATGACAATTTATGTTCTAGTATATTATCTAATATATCAGGATTTTTTGTTTCATCAATATCAATTGAAATTGAGTTAGGAATAAATTTTTTCATGTTTCCATTTGCTCCTCCATAGTCTGCTACTAATTTTGGTATTTTAATTTTACTTAAAATTTCTTCTGTACTTGTTTTGTATAGAAATTTAGAAGTAGCATCTTCCCATTTTCCAAAATTAATTCCTTTATCCTCTTTATAAATTTGCATCGGCATATTTTTGAAATTTAACCCACTCTTTGAAATTATATTCTAATCTTCCTTTTGGATTTATTCCTCTTTTGTTTTTATCTACTTTATTAATTTGCCGTAATCCATTTCCTATAAAGGTATAAAAGGTACAATATTGCTGTGCTGCAATCCAAGAAGTACTATCTACTGAATAAAAAGAAATAATAGGGAGTAATTTCAAACTTGTAAATCCTAATCCATGAACCTTACAATTATTTTCTTTTGCTAATTTTAACATTTTTTTTAAAATAGGAATATTATCTTTTTTTCTAGTCCAAGCACTATCATATTTTCCAGATGCAGAAATTGCAACATACGAATAATCTTTAATCATTTTATACCAATATTCTATGCCTCGTGATGGCCTCCAAACAGGAATAGATTGTTTTCCTGTTTCTGATTCTATTCTATTTCTAATTTCCTCTACTTTTTGGATCCCTACAATTTTATCAATATCTAATTCAAAAAATAAATCTACTTTATGTTTATTGATAAAATTTATATATTTAGTAACATAATCATACCAGTTAACTTCCTTTCCTCCAAAAAATGTAAAAGCTCCACTATCTAATAAAAAATTATGTTTTTTATATAATTCCATATGTTTATCCTTAAGATAATAGAAACTTTCAAGTAGATATAAATTTTCATTCAATTCTGTTAAACCTCCTTTATTTCCTTGAGTACCAGCTAAATAAATTTTCATAGTTGCAGAAGTTTGTAAATAATCTGTTCTTTACTTCCATTTAATTCTGCTAATTTATCAATAACTTTTTTATACTCTTCATCTGTATACTCTAAAATAATAGTATTATTTTCTTCCTTTATTTCTTCTGTATTTTCTTCAAAAAATTCTTCCAAATTAACATCTTCATCCTCTGAAACTTCGTATGATTGAAATCCATACTCTAATAAATCATCGTAATTAAAATGTTCTTGTAGTAAATCTTTGTCAAACTTACCACCTGACTTATTCATTCTTACATTTAACTCTTTTTCTTTTTCTAATGTTAAGTCTAATTCAATAGTTGGAACATTTTTCATACCTAAAGAAATACAAGCTTTCAATCTTTGATGTCCACTTATAATAATATCCTTTCTTTGTGAGTTAATATTTACTAAAATAGGTTCTACTATTCCAAATCTTTGAATACTATTTTGTAAAATAGATAATTCCTCTTCTGAAATTACTCTAGGATTATATTCTGCACCAATTAATTCCTCAATTTTTCTATCTTTTAATTTTATTTTCATTTTTATTTCTTTATTAAGTTTAAGAATTCTTGTCTTGCATTAATATCATCTTTAAAAACTCCCATCATTTTACTAGTTGTGGTATAAGTATCATGTTTTTTAACTCCTCTCATTTCCATACACATATGTTTTGCCCTCAAAACTACAGCTATTCCTAGAGGATTTAGCTCTTTTTGTAAGAATTCTGCTACTTCGTTAGTGATTCTTTCCTGATTCTGTAGTTTTCTAGAGAAACTCTCTAAACATCTTGCTAATTTACTCAATCCAACTATCTTTTTATTTGGTATATAAGCAATAAATCCTTCTCCAAAAAATGGTGCTATGTGATGTTCACATAAAGAGTGAAAAGGAATATTACTCTGCACAATCATTTCATCGTATCCCTCTGAGTCAAATGTAGTACAATTCCATTTTGGAGGATTAAGGAATTCATCAAAAAACTTTACAAATCTTTTTGGAGTTTCTTTTAAACCCTCACGATTAACATCCTCTCCAAAGTATTCTAATAATCTAACTACATTTTCTTCAACTTCTTTTTCTCCTGACTCTTCCCATGGAAACTCTAACCAAGTATTTTGATATTCAAATTTTTTATTAAATAAAAATACGAATTCCTTATCTGGATATTTCTCCAACCATTTATTATATGTATTTCCTGAATCATATAAATCGTCAATTATAATCGTAGCTTCCTCTGGAGTATCTACAGCCATACCAGTAAGTCCTGCAATTACTTGTCCACCTCTAGGTATTCCATAAATCTTGTCAGAATTGGTGTTTAAAGAATTTTTTAATGTTTCAATTTTTAAATATATTTCTTCCCATGTTACTTTATGTTTTTTCATACTCCTGTAGTTTTATTCCATAAGACAATTTGAAGTCTACTGGAAAAATTAACACTCTCTTTAATACATATATCTGCAACTATTTCACTCATTTTTTCTAACTCCTTAATATCATCAGCTGGAGGCATTAAATAAATATTTTTCTTTTTAATTCCAACTTCATCAAATATTTTTTTAGCTTCTAAATAATCTTTATTTCCTCCAACTACAATTTTAAAAATAGAATTTTGTCTATTTATTTTTTTTAGAGTTTCAATTATAATTCTTCTTCCAAATTTAACTCCTGAGTTCTCTAATTTAAAGGAACAATTAAATAGGTCTACTAATTCAATAAGTTCTTTAGATGGTATTATAGTCCCATTAGTTTCAATCTCAATAAAAGGTTTGAATCCGAATACTCTTTTAAAATATTTTACTACATAAACAATTGATTCCTGTTGTAATAAAGGTTCTCCACCTGTAAAAATTAAGTGAGCTCCATTTCTTAAATGGTGAGCATATTTATTCATTTCTACAATCCAATCAATTACGGGAGTATATTTTCCTTTTTTCCAAACTTCAATTGTATCACATACCCATTCTCCTTTACATAATATATTACATGCTTGAAGTCTTACAAAAACTGCAGGAACTCCCATTGTTCTTCCCTCTCCTTGTATTGAGTAAAATTGCTCACTTATTTTTAATCCTCTTTTTTTATCCATTATAAATTATTTTTGATGTTTTAGTTTCTGCTAAACTTATTTCTATTATTGGTAATTTTTCTTTGATTTTATTGTAGATTAATATTGCCATATTTTCCGCTGAAGTTTCACATGGAACACTTCTGTAAGGTTCGTTTGCTAATTCAAAAAGTTCTACCATAGCGTCATCATTTTTAAATATGAAATAATGGTCGTAGTATTTTATAATAGGTTCACAAACTAAGTCAATATCTGAAAATAACATTGTAAGTCCATTTTCCATTTTATTGAATTCTAAAGTAATTTCTACATCATAAGTATGTCCATGAAGTCTACCGCATTTCACTCCTGCAGACTTATTTCTATGTCCTGCATAAAAATGGTATTTTTTCTTTATTTTCATTTTATATTTTGTTAGTTTAAACTTTACCCCCCATTGTCTAATTATGGGTTTAAGTATAAAGTGG